AGACGGCGGAAAGTGGGAACGAACATCCATTTATCACGATGTTGGATAAACTCCCAACATGTGTTTGGGTGGTGCATATACCAAAAAGGCTGGTTTGGTTTGATGGGTAGCGCGCTTGTTTTGCTTACATCGGCACCCGTCCAAGGTTGGTTTGTCATGGTTTTTTTCCTAGGTTCATGGTTATTAAAAAGGGATGGTGGGGGATATACTCCCCCCAAAGGCTTGGGGGCTTGGAACCATGAAAACAGCCCCTAAGCCACCCATTCATTTGTGTTATGCGTCTGTGGAGATAAGAACACCACGCGCTTGTTCTACGATAGCCGCGCCGGTGTATGCCGTTCCAACAACCTTAGTCAAGCTGAAAGCTGAATCACGTTCCAGTTCCACAAGTACGGGGGTTCCCGCTGGACGGATTTCACCGCTTGGGGCTGCAAGAGGAACCGGTGTTCCAAGTGCATATCCAATCGCACCCGCTGAGAACATAGCGCCTTCACGGTTTGCTCCATTCTGTGGACAGAAAGAAGACTTATGGATTTGAACACCCATGAAATCCCCTACAAATCCTTGGCCAAGACTCTTCATAAGTTCGTGGTGTGCTGGATTGAAAGCGATAGCGTTTGCGGTTTCATTACGGATTGAAGATTGAAGGTCCGCAATCTGGCGAGGGTGAAGAACTGCGAAAAGCTGGGAAGGGTTATCCGCGATTTCAAGAAGATATAGAGCGTCCATGAAATCATCCACTGACATATCCACACCACTAGTTCCAGCGGAAGAAGAGAATCCGGTGAATGTTGCACAAACCATTTCCATGAAACGAGATTCAAAAGCTCCCGCCATAGATTCAGCAAGACGGAACACGTCAATGTCGTTCCCAAGCTTTGTCAATGCCGCCAAATCTGTGATGTCGTAACGCAAGCCGATACGTCCAACTGTAATGTCTTCTGTAGCCATTGTGAGATTGGAAGAAGTGATTTCTGAACCATCGCCAACGGTATTCATGGCTTCATAGCCATCTAAACCCGCGTAACGAAGCGTAATCGCATCGGAACCGATTCCCGCCACATCTCCAGCAAAGAGAAGAGCTCCAGAGTTACGAATGGAAGCCGCGTCATGGAGAAGGGCACGAACTTCGTTTTCAATCATTGCATCAAGGCGCAATCCACCTGTATTTAATGCGCTATAATCAATAGTAGCCATTTTATTATCCTATTATATGGTATTGGGTTATCCGTGGTTCCTACGTTGTTACGGGTACGACCCTAACCACACAATGTCTATTATACAAGGTTTTTGTATCCTGTGTATAACCTGTGTATAACTTTTTTTCATAGCCTGTGAATAACTTGTGGAAAACTTTTTGGAATCGGCTTTGTGGCTATCTGGAATGGTGGTTTGGCCTGTGAATAACCTGTGAATAACTTTTTCAATAGCCTGTGGAAAACCTGTGGAAAACTATATTCCACGCCGTTGGAATAAGTCGATGCACTTGGCTATGTCTTCCGCTTCTGAATGCTGGGACCCACAAAAGGAAATAATGGCTTTCTTATTCCTCAAGTTGGTGATGTTGTCACACGTTGTTCCACTCACTTCACCGGTGGCGCTATTGGTTTGGGTCATACACATAAGTTCCCGACATAGACCATCCCCTTTCTTCTCGATAAACTTGGGTTCACAAATGGGAAGCACCACATCCAATTTCCCCAGCTCCTTGGCGACGGGGTCCGATGGAACCACGATGGGAACCGGCGCTTCTTGTGTTCCCTTCATCAATCCAAAAGTAAGGGAACCACCCACAATCATTCCACCAATAATCAAACCAATCATTTCTAACATTTTCATATCCTTGTATATAAAAAGGGGTGGGGCATACACCCCACCCCACAGGAGAACAATGGAGGATTAAACAGAAACCGCCACGGTAACAGTAACACCAACGGCGCTTTCTACTGTGAGAGCACTTGTTGAAGAATAAACAACGTCCAATTCAATCTTGTTTCCACTTGCATCCATTGCGGATACATGAACAAGCTGTTTCCCAAGATTGTGGGTGATACTTGTTGCGGTATTCGCGGAAAGTGTGATGGATGTTTCATATCGCAAATCCTGAAGGCGAAGTGAGAATTCACCATTTGAAGAATTGTAGTTGATTAGTTCATCTGATTGGCTTGATACAGTTACAGCACCACGAACGCGTGCATCTGTGTAGTACAAGTTGGAAGAACCTTCGGCCACATCATCAGTATCCGCATCCAAAGAGTATTCACCATTGGAATATGAAAGACCGGTTCCCGCTGAGAATTCACCGGTTACATCTGAAAGAAGAACCTTGAAAGCTCCGGTGGTGCTGTTGTATTGAAGAAGGTTGGAATCTGGCAACGATACGGTTTCAGCCGATACCGCACCACGCGCACGCGCTTGTGTGAAGTATTCGTTTGTACCTTCTGCCACGTCTGAAGTGGTGCCATTGAAAGAGATAACACCATTAGAAAGTCCAATAGCGGTCCCACCGCTGAAAGCTCCACGAACTGAAGAAGTGGAAACAAGAATATCCCCACTTGTGGAATTGTATGAAAGAAGGTTTCCAACAGCTGAATCTGCTTGTACGCTTCCACGCGCGCGCGCTTGGGTGAAGTATTGGTTTGTACTTCCTTCACTTACATCATCGGAAGAACCATTGAATGAAATGGTGTTTCCACTAATTCCAATAGCGGTTCCACCAACCAAATCGATGGCAATTGCACCGGTTCCACTTGTGTAAGAAATACCAGTTCCACCGGAAAGAGCACCACGCGCGCGTGAATCTGTGAAGTATAGGTTGGAAACACCTTCCGACACATCATCAGTATCCGCATCCAAAGAGTATTCACCATTTGAATATGAAAGACCGGTTCCCGCTGTGAACTCTCCAGTGATGTCAGAAAGAAGAACTTTCATTTCACCGGTGGAAGAGTTGTACTGCATCAAGTTGGAATCGGGACTTGCTACGGTTTCCAAAGAGATAGCACTTCTTGAACGGCTATCGGTGTAGTATAGATTGGAAGAACCTTCACTGATTTCATCACTTGTTGCATCCACTGTCAAAGTGATTTGGCCGTTGGAAACACTTGAAGCAAGTCCGGCACCCGCCGCGATGTTGGCGCTGATTGTAGCGTTGGAAGCATTGACGCTAATTCCATCACCAGCTTGGAGAACTGCGCCCACTTCTGCCGCGCTCAATGGGCTTTCAATCTGTGTATAGTTCGCCGCGCTTGAACCGTTGGCACCGCTTACAATATATGTTTCAGTTCCATCGCTTGGAGCTGTAAGAATGAGAACATCACCCTCTTGAAGTCCCGCCGCCGTGGAAGATTCGTTGGCAATGAAGTTATCCAATGAAGTTTGGGTGTTGTCCACGTGAACATCTGTGATGGCAAGATTCGAGATGGAAAGCTCTCCGTTGGATACTGAAAGCATCGAAGAAGAACCGGAAGCAATTGCGGAAATATATGATAAATCTGCTACATCTTGCTTTCTTACAAGGTGTCCATTCTCGGTTGGTGCATTGTCACATTTAACGCCGCCCTTAAAGACGACTTCGGGGTTATAAAATTGCATGGGTGTAATACTCCATAGTGTGGTTGGTTAGGTTAGGTATACCGTACCCGTTACCGTGGTACAAAATGTGATAGTGATGGAATTGGAAAAATATTGTATGTCCCCCATAATCACTTCACCACTAGAATCTACTATAATCACACGTGGTTTATGGCTGAAATTATGGGAAATTGATACACTAGATTGATTCAAAAATTCCGTGGTGGTTTGGGTAATCCCCCCACCACCGGGGGAATAAATAGGGATAGCCATGGTTCCTTCCTATTGTCTATTCAAAAATGAGGTATATCGTGGCGGTTCCGGTGGAACTTGCAATATATATACTTCTTTCTTGGGCGGTTTGTACTGGGTTGTATTGAATGATTGCATCCACGGGATGGGGGAACGCGTGGGAACTTGGGGAAGCTCCATCCGTTCCATCATAGGAAAACAATACATCTTGTCCCGCTGGTTTAATGGTTACAAGTTTGGCCCACTTGGGAAGCTTGAATTCTTGGTTTAATACACCAACACTTGATTGTTTATATGTGGCGCCACCATTGGACCAATTCAAGTTTGTTAAATCTACAGCTGCCATTTTGGCACCTCCTTATTTTCTTCTACGGTTAGTTTTGGTTCTTTGTCCCCTTTTGGGACGGGTTGGTTTTTTGCGCTTCTTCCCAACCATCGACAAAGCTATAGCAATGGATTGTCTCATGGGCTTCCCCTCGCTTCTTAGCTTCTTGATTTTTTTGGATAATGCGCTTGATTTTTTTCTTTGTGTTGCCATTGGGCGTTCCTTCATGAAGATAGTATTCACCATCTATTTGATAGGCGGTGATGTCTCTTATCATTGTTTGAATCTGTTGTTTCTCTTAGCATAGTACGCTTTTCGAAGTTCCGCGCGGTTTTGTTGGTAGAACTCGAAGTCAGAAGCTGCACGTTTCCAAACGTCCCCACTTGTGGAATGGTTTTGGGTTTGGGCTACACCTTGATTGGTGGATGGACGTGGCGTGGATTGTATAGGCTCACCAAGGCTTTGGATTTGGCTTCTATCCACATTGGCGGGGGTGGATTCTTGGGGGGTGTCTTGTGGGGCTTCTTGGGGTTGGAAATATGGCTTCAATACCGTGGGAACTTCTCCACCTTCTTTCATGGTTGCCATCCATTCACCCATTGGGATTCTATCCTTCTTGGCTTTGGAATCCATGGCTTTGTTATACTGCCATTCTACAAGGTCCCTCACTTCGGGGTCCGTGATTCCTTGGGCGGCTATTGCTTGGTGCCGTTCATATCTTTGATTGGAAATCGCCAATTCATCTTGGAGGGTTGCAAGCTGGGACGCCATCGCTTCCGCTCCTTTTACTTTGGAACTCATGTCTTCAAGTTGGGATTCCAATTCAGATACACGTTTTTCCGCGCTTCTTTTGGTTTCCGTAACTTTGGATAGTCGTTCACGAACGATTCCATCCACTTCACTTTTCAAAATGTATTCTTGGCCTTCATGGGTTATTGTTTTCATGGTTTATACCTTGGTTGGGGTTATGCAAATTCAATCTTTTGTTGTCTGATTGTTCTAAGTTTTTGGATGGCTTCTTCTTCCGTTGCCAAATCTGGATATAGTTTGAACATGGCATCCACCGGTGAAAGCAATCCTTTATCCAATAGCGCGATGATGTTTTCACGCTGGGACTTTTGTTCCATCTCGGATAGCTCGATAGACTCATATTGGATAACATATCCACTTTCCGGATATGATGTTTTCAAGATGGCGTTGGAAATCATCGCCGCCTTTTCAATGGCTTCTATATCTGAGACACGAAACACCGGTTCATATCTTTCTTGGGCTTCCCTCATGCTTTCCTTACTCATCGCGATGGAATAACCACTTCTTGGGTCACTGGAAACCTTTTGAACACTTGCGGGGTCTATCCCCATTTGTGTAGCCAATCTTCTTTCATAGGTGGTGATAGCTCCCAACATTGTGGCGGGGTCACTCATTCCCGCTTGGAATTGTCCAATCAAAGGTTGGGTGGTGCTGTCAGGGTCTGCGGTGAAACAAAGAATGGATGATGGGTCCGTGGAAACACTCATTCTTTGGGATGCCATGTTGGTGTCCATGGTATTCAGTCCCGCCAATTGTAGGGAAGCCACATATCTTTGTGGAAATGAAGCATCAAACATCAGATGTTTCAAATATGTATAGTACGTGGAAGCAACCATGGAACCCGCCACCACTTCAGACAATTCATAAGGGGAAAACAATTGTCCATCTATGGAAGCATGATAGAACACCCATGGAAGAAACGGTTCACCCTTGGAATCTCGATATGGATAATTGGCCCCACTCATGTTTCCACCAAGAAACATTTCTGTCATCTCTTCACCCAATAGTCCATCCGCTTCCACATGATGAACTTTGTATTGGGGATTATTCTTATCTCTCAAATCATAGACATCTGCCGTCCAAAACATTTCCCCCGTGGAATCATTCTTTCGAAGTCGTAATTCATAAAGATAGTTTGGTTTCATGGGGTCCCCAGCTGGGGCCGTTGCAAAAACCATATCCGGGGTGACGGGTCGGAACATGATTTGGTTGGAATCTGAAATGTCTATTCTCATGAGCATTTCACGAAGTCCAATTGTTTTCATCTGTATGGATGCCATCATTTCAAAATAGTGGGACTTATCCAAAGCACCTTGGGGACCAATAAATTCACGCGCGGCTTCTGCATTTTCTCTTTCAATCCCCACGGATGGTTTCCGTGAATAAAGAACCGCCAAGGCTTCACATCCTTGTTTGAAAACGTTGGATGATGTGTCCAAGGCTCCCCAAATCGCGCGTCTATCGAGCGCCACGGAATCCGTTATGAAGTCTTCCAAATCGGAAGCCCAATTTCCTTCCAACAATCTTCTTCTTCTTGCTGTTGTTTCACTTCTATCATTGGATGCCTTATCTGGAAAGATGGGCTTGGCTGGCATTGTTAACATTTTTACTTCCTATGAATTGGTATTTTTGAAAATTTGGGGGCGCTATACTTGGAATCCAAGATGGGAACCACGGCATATCTTAGTGCATCAATGGCATGTTTCCATTCAGAAAGTCTATCCATGGCACCACTTTTTTTCAATGTCCATGATGATAGTGAACGGATAAGTCTTTTACACTTGGGATTGACGATGAACCGCCCTTGAACCATGGCTTCACTTACCAATTGGCATCCATAGTACACGGACCACCTTGGTTTATGTGCTGTGTGTATTCGGAAGGGACATGAATTGGCGGGATAATCCAACACGTGTTCCAGAGCTGAACGAAGAAGCGAATTGGACATTCTTCCCCCGTGCTTTCCACCACCGTGGGGCCTATCTCCCGTCCATCGGTTTATTTGTAGGGGTTCCAATCCGTTTCTTTTAATCATGGCAACGATGGCGCGCGCGTGACGGCGTGCCGTGGCTTTCTGTTGTTCACCACCCGCCGCAAAGTATTCATCCAACACATAGATGGTTTTGTCATCTTCTGAGATAGCCACCAAGATAGCACACTGTGAATTTGGATGGTGTCCATGGTC